TCCTACTACAAGTGCAGGCATCGGTGGAGTTGGCCTAAGTCCTACCGGTCTACTCAAAGGCTCGAGAGTCATGTGTATGAAGTTGCCAGAACAGGCAGCAGCATACATTATCGGTGTTCTGAACTACGCACCTGAAGGCAATCATAGTGTGTCTTCTTATGCTCGAGGACAAGGTGAACCAGAAGCTAAGACTCGTAATCGTGTCAAGGGAGAAAACGGTTCTGTCATCGAACCAGAATCGAAGTACAAAGCCAAGTATCCTTACAACAACACGATGACGACTCGCAGCGGACACTTGGTCGAGTTCGATGATACTCCAGGTGCCGAGCGTATTCAGATATTCCACAAGTCCGGATCTTATATCGAGATTCTTCCTGACGGAACTATCGTCACGAAGTCAGTCAAAGATCACGTTCAGCTTGCCTTTGGTAACATCTCGATCTTCAATCAAGGAGATGAGAACGGTGGCAAGGACATCGAAGTGACTTCGAACCAAGGCAAGATCATCATCACTGCACAACAGAACATCGACATCTATGCCAACGAAGGTAACGTCGGGATCTATGCTAATAACGGCAGCGTTCAGGTTGTATCGAAGTCTGGTGTAATTGACATGATGGCTCCATTAATCGGGCAAAATGCATGAAGCCAGTAGTTTATGTCCCTGAAGTTCCTGGTCTAGTTTGCACCGCTGGTGGAAAGATTTCTTTTCGTCAGATGGAAGACTACTTTGTGGGCATCTCGAAGATCATCAGTCAGTTAAAGTTACAAGCTAAGTTTATTCAAGACGAGTGCGCGAAAGAACTCATCGAAGCCATCAAGAAAATGGAAAAGTTGGTCGACGAGATCACAGGCATCCTAATGACTGACGTCTTCAAGAAGATCAAGTCAAAAGAACAGGAGATGAAGTACAAGGTCAGAGAGTTTCTGAAAGAGATCGATACGTGGTTTCAAAAGAAGATCGTCGAAGCTCTACTCAAGATCCTTAGCATCCTTGGAATTCCTAACGTCCTACAAATGCCGATTCCATTCATTACTGCTGTAACTCTGATTGATGACAAAGGTCAACCTGTTCGCTATCAGCCTGTGATCAAAGACTTCTTTACCAAAGAAGGTAAAGTGAAGATCAAAGCTGCCATTGCAGAGGATATCGAGTCTGTTCGTAAGTTCTTTGGCGACGGCAAGTATGACGGTACACTCGGTATCAAGAGCCCAGAACACGAAGCCGAAGAGTTCTGGCAGAAAGTATTGGCATGGATGAAGGAGATGCTGAGCGACTTCATCGGCAAGTGTATCAATGCCATGATCGGTCTACTCACAAAGATTCCTATCATCGGTCCGCTGATCAAGAAGCTCGGAGTCTTCATCGATCCTACGAAGCCTATCAAAGAACAGCTGAAGGCTAAGTGGGAAGATTTTAAGAAGAAGATCAAGAAGGCCAAAGAAGATGTGTTATCGGGCAAGGCGTTTGAGGATCTCGGAGAGAAACTTCTCAACGAGTTGATCGACTTTATTCTGAACTTACCGATACCTCTGTTCGGCACACTCGGAAACCTAATCGGTTTTGATAAAGAAGCACGTAAGAAGAAAGAGACTGTGCACTCGAAGGTTGACCTGTGGCATCGTATCGAGGATGCTTTCGAAGATGCCATGGAAAAGATCAAACGCTTCTTTCAGACCGATTTAGTCAATAAGATCTATGAGATTATTCTAAAGGCTCCAGGTTGGATTCTCAGCCAGTTTCCGATTGTGAAGAAGATCATCAAAGTCATCAGACTAATCATCGACATTTGCCGCGGAAAAGTATCCATCTGCGATGTATTAAATATCATTTTAAAACCTATTTTTGGAATCCCTGATCTACTACTGAAGTTGATTCCTGACTGCATCGAAGTGAAGAGAACGAAGTACGGGCTTGAACCAAACCCCGATCCTGCAATCACTCCAAAGTGGGCACTTCCAGAAGGAACAGTTATAGTATGACAGATGAATTTGCCAGATCAGAAAATGGGTTTTACTTTACAGACGTGAGTGCACCGACCATTCCTGACACGTCTTACGGAGATTTAAACCCTCCTGCTCCTCCTCCTTTTACACCGCCAGAACCAGGAATTACGACTCTCGATGACGGCAAAGTAGTACAATACGAAGACAACGAAATCATCATGGACGACTTTGTGTATGATGGAAACGATAAACTCGTATCGTATATCGAAACGAATAAAACTACCGGTGTCATGACACAGTATACCTTTACGAGGACTCCTGCAGCTCCGGTCGAGCCTATCGGTACTGGAAATGATTATCAAAACTTTGCTATTACTGGACAAGTAGATTTAATAGGAGATGATGTTCCTAACTCATCTATCGAAAACTATACTGTGACTACTGCCATTATTCCAGCATAAATAAGATAAAAGTAGGGTACTATGACAGACAGAATAGATGCATTAACAACGAGAAAAACGACACAGGTTGATCCTGTGTTTACTGACTTTTATAATAACTTCAACGTGCATCCTCAGAATAAAAGACTCGTTCTTCATACTAACGAACAGGCTGTAAGAAGATCACTTCGAAACATTCTCTCGACGAATACGAGAGAAAGACTCTTCAATCCAGAATTTGGAGGAGGACTCAGACGCTTCTTATTCGAAGATGTTTCTGTCATGACTTCGGATCTTATTAAAACTGCAGTCATCGACTCGATCAATAGACATGAACCGAGAGCAAGAGTAGTAGACGTTCTCGTAGTATCTAACGAGTTCGCTCACTCTTACGATGTAACAGTCTATTATGAGATAATAAATAATGCTAACCCGCAGACGCTTCAGCTAACACTTTATAGAGTAAGATAATGGCAGATTCCAGTATAGTCCTTACACAACTAGATTTCGATTCCTATAAGGATTCGCTTAAGACGTTCTTGAAGGCTCAAGATCGGTTTAAGGACTACGACTTCGATGGAAGTAACCTGTCAGTCCTTCTCGACCTGCTGTCGTACAATACCTATCAGAACGCTTTCTACATGAACATGGTCAGCAACGAGATGTTTCTCGATTCGGCCAAGCTTCGTGATAGCGTTGTATCACATGCCAAAGAACTGAACTACTTACCGCGCTCGTTTAGATCATCGTCTGCTACAGTCAAACTTACGATTACTTCTGCTGATGCTGCCAAGAGATCGATCGTAGTTCCAAAGGGAACATCCTTTACTTCTCGCGTAGATGACTTTACATATAACTTCAGCACAACAGAAAATATCGTTATAACAAAGCGTACTCCATCGGGAACTAACTTTGTATATGAGAGCGATTCAATTCGTATCTATGAAGGTAACTATCTCAGCGATACTTACACAGTCAACTACAATAACCCGCTCGTCTATAAGATCAGCAACAAGCGTGTCGACCTCGAGAGTCTGCTCGTAACAGTCTTCGAAGACAACGGTACGACCACTCATACCTACGCGCGCGCTACTTCTCTGTTCGGTCACGACTCTAACTCAAAGGTATTCTTCCTACAACCAGGAATCGGAGATACCTATGAGGTAGTCTTCGGAGACGGAGTTGTAGGTCGTAAGCCAAAGAACAACTCGGCGGTGATCATCGAGTATCGTGTATGTAATGGTGAGCTTCCGAACGGAGCTTTCAGATTCATTAATACTGCTCGTATCGACGATGAAGCCAGCGTGGTAGTCGAGACTCTCACTGCAGCTACCGACGGTGCAGTTGCAGAAGATATGAACTCGATCAAGTACAACGCCCCTCGTGCATTCACGACTCAAGAACGTGCTGTCACTTCTGAAGACTATGAGAACCTACTGAAAGCAAACTTCCCAGAAATCAACGCTGTCGTTGCATACGGTGGAGAAGATGCAAACCCACCACAGTACGGTCGAATCTTCTTGTCGATCGACCTTCAAGAAGTCGATGGTCTACCAAAGATCAAAGAGAACGAGTATAAGAGATTCCTTCGCTCGCGTTCTTCTGTTGCTATTGAGCCTCTCTTCGTATCTCCAGACTATACTTACCTGTACGTCAATACGAACATCAAGTACAATATCAACTTGACAGGTTTAAATCCAGAAGATATTCGTACGTATGTTATCGACTCGATCTTGAACTACGCTTCGACCAATCTCAACAACTTTGGTCGTACTCTTCGTTATTCGAGATTCGTTAAAGACATCGATGCCGCAGAAAATAGTATTATCAGTAACGAAACACAGATCGAACTTGTCAAGTATCTGACTCCAGTTCTTAGTACGACTGTTACGTCGAATCAAAACGCAACTTCTGGATCCCTCGTAACTCTTGCAAGTTCGGGAGTAGTCGCTTCTGGTCAGAACGTAACGATCGACTTCAAGAACCCTCTCAGAAACGACGTTCCTGGAAAGGGAGCAGAACATGTTGTCGGTGACATCCATATCGTAAGCTCTTCGACCTTTACATACAACGGCATTGCTAACTGCCGTCTCGAAGACAACGGCGATGGAGTCATGCGTATCGTGGCAGTATCAGGCACACAACACAGAACGATCGTCGACATCGGTACAGTCGACTACGATTCAGGAGTTATCAGCATCAATAACTTCAACATTACCAACTATACTGGTACTGCTCTAAAAGTTTATGCTAAGCCTCGTACTCTGGACATCACGTCGTCCCAGAACGTCATACTAAATATCCTTGAAAACGACGTCGACGTCACAATCGAACAGATCAGAGAATAATGAAGAACATCGAAAAGAGAATATCTCCGTTAATCGCGAGTCAGTTCCCTTCTTTTTACCAAGAAGAGGGCGAAAACTTCATCGCATTTGTGAAGGCTTATTACGAGTGGCTTGAAAGTACAGATAATCCGCTGTACCATGCCCGTCGCTTGCCTACATACAGAGATATCGATGATACTACTGACGACTTCATCGTTCACTTCAAAGAAAAGTATCTGAAGAACATTCAGTTCGATACTGCTACCAATAAGAAACTACTCGTCAAGAACTCTCTTGATCTATATCGTTCGAAGGGTACAGAACGCTCGATCGATCTATTCTTCAAGCTCGTATACGGTACATCTGCAGAAGTAAACTATCCCGCAGAAAAAATCTTTCGTCTTTCTGACGGCGTATACGAAAAGCCAGAATATCTTGAAATCGGTTACTCGATCTACAACATCGACTACGTTGGTAAGCAGGTCGTAGGCCAGCTTTCTGGAGCCAAAGCGTTCGTCGAGAAGTACATTCGTCGCCGTGCTGGTAAAGGTTATGTTAACCTTCTGTACATCTCTGGTCGCCAAGGCGATTTCAAGAACGGCGAAGTCATCGGTCTCAATATCAACAACCAACCTACGTTCGACATTACAAAGAGAACGAAGCTGATCGGTTCGGTCAAGAGAGTTACAGTTCAGACTCGTGGTCGAAACTTTGCAGTCGGTGACATCGTTAAGTTCGTCAACAGCGACCGTGGCCTCGGTGGACTTGCACGTGTAGAAGCTGTCAACTCGGTTTCAGGCCTTGTTGACTTCATCTTTATCGACGGTGGATATGGCTATACTCTGAATGCAGAGTCTATCATCTCCGAGAAAGTCTTAAACCTTGACAACGTGACAGCTGACTACACGAGCGATCAATACTATCGTCTGTTCGAACGTGGTATCCAACCAGTCATCAACGTTGGCTACAGCTCTGCCACATCGAATCTAGCAGTAGGCAATACTGTCTATCGCTATCACTCGAACGGCGTCCTTCTTGCAGAAGGTAGAGTATTAGAAGTCGCTCCTACATCGAACACTAACGGATACTTTTCTGTATCTCATACTGCTGGTGTCTTCGTTCCGAACGCGACGTACTATACTACTGGAAATGGCACCTCTCTTCATGCTGACACAATAGAAGACAAGTCGATGTCCGGCAAGTTTATGAATACACCGACGGACTACGATGTTACGATCGTTGCTGCTTCTGGTACATTTAATGTAGGCGACTTAATTCTTCAGCAGAATGCAGGATATGCGATCGGCACCGCAAGAGTTTCAAATGCAGTAGTTACTGCCGATGGTACAGTTTTATCTCTGACAGATGCCCGAGGTGTGTTTAAAAACAGCAAGAGAATGGCAGACTGGGACTATAAGGTCGGAGCCGGCGTTATCACGTCATCGAATACCAGCAACGCAGTTTCAGGTACTTCGACAGAGTTTAGTAACAACTACATCAACGCTACACTTTATAACGATGCTAACGTCGCTATCGGAAACGTTTCTTCTGTTATCAACTCGACCGCGCTGACTCTATCTTCAAACGCAGCAGTCACCGTAACTGATAACACACATAGCTACGGTCTAACTTATCGTCTGATCAACCAGAATAATCCTGAAGTATACGCTAACGTTAGCCACGTTAACTTGAATGCTGGTCTGTACGATATCAAGAAGCAAGTACACGTTATTCAGTTTGATGAGTGTTCGTCGAACAACGTTACTTTTGCAAACAATATCTACATCTATAACAGCTCGAATGTAGTAGTTTCTGAAGGTCTCGTTGTTACTGTTAACTACGACTCTGCTACGAACACTGGTAGCTTGACTTTCATTCCTCGTAAAGGATATTGGAACGAAACTGATACAGTATACACGTCTTCGAACGCTGACAACTTCAAGATTGTTTCTTATTCGCTTGACATTACAGGCGGAGACTATGTTCGTTCGTATCCTTCAAAGATTATCTCTCCGCTTTCGAACACTGTAGCAAACGTAACATCTATCAGCTACGGTACCGGGGCAAGTTTCGGTGTGGGTACTATCGGTGAAACCGAAGTCATCTTCATCGGAACGGATCTGGTGGCAGCTAACAGCCAAGATACACTTGACTACAGTCGTTTACAACTTTCTGTCACGTCGAACAGCGGATTCGACGAAGGTCAGAGGGTGTATCAGCAGATTCGTAAGAGCTCGTTCAATCCTTCGACATCTGTAAACGCTACTTCTGGCTTCATCAGCATTACCAATGCCAATACTTACTACATCGCTGGCGATCAAGTAACGTATGAAGTCGCTGCAGGAAACACGGTGATCACTGCTCTCGAGAGTGGTAAGACTTATCACGTTGTTTTCTCGAACACGTCTGGACTGATACTATCACATACTTTCGACAAGTATAGACACATCAACAGCACGAGTTTTCCTGGTGAAAGCTTCGCCAACACTTCGTTTAATATTCCAGCATTCGCTGCGACAAGAGCAAACGAGTCTGGGCACTATCTGTACAAGACAGCTCACGGTACAGTATACGACGTAACTGGATCTGCTCTTCTGATCAAAGATCCTATCAGAGACTTTGGCTTTACTAATACAACTTCGACTCCAGCCAACGGCAACATCGTTGTATACAACACTCCTACTGTAAACACAGCTATCACTGCTATTACAGAGATGCCTACTCTGACTCAGGCAAATCAGGTATTCGTTTCGCAACTCATCACGAGCGACGCTTACGGATTCCCGAAGAATCCAGAAGGCAACTTCTTGGATGTTATGTACTCTTGCTTGACCTTCGGTCGATTCGAGATCGGCATCATAGGATCACTCAATCAAGTCAACCCAGGTGAAGACTACAACATCGATCCTTTTGTGCTTGCATATCAGCCATACATCTCTGCTTTCGATCGAAAAGATCTGATCATTACGTATGAGAATGCGACAAGAAACTTTGCTGTCGGCGAAATCGTCAATCAGACTCAAGCGAACTTAAAGTTCTACGATCTGAAAGTTTCTTCTGGTGCATACGGCAATACATACGATGCCAAGACGTTTACTTTGCAGACACAATACGAAGTCAACAGCGCTGCGGATTTCATCTACTACAGAAACATCTCGTCGACTTTCAATGCCACTGACGAAGTCAACTCAAATACAGACTTTATTGAAGTCGACGGTAACTCATTTGCTGCAAACGACTTAGTTCGCTACTTCACTGATACTGGCAACACGGCTCTGACAGGTCTAACAAACAACGCGTTCTACTACGTACTGACATCAAATTCGACTGGTGTGATTCTGACGACTGAAGCAGGCAATACAGCTGCGAAGGTAAACATTACACAGAGCTCAAACGTCGCCACGTTTAACTCTAATACAGATGTTCAGAACAGCAATAACTTTATTAATATTGCTTCTGCTAACTCGTTGTTCGCGAACGGAGATCAAGTAAGATACCTTATAACACCAGGTATTACTCCACTCAGCGGCCTCGAAGAAAATGCATTGTACTACGTTCGTTATGCAAACAGCACTGGACTGGCTCTCTCTGCCACTGCAGGAGGAGCTAACGTAGATATTACTGCTCTTGTGCCTGGAGACAACGGCCACTTCCTAAGATACTATAACGCTGATAACAGTGGTCATACTCTGCGCAGTTATACCAACGAATTTGCAAATGGTCAAATCGTACAATATAGAATTCCTACAGGGAACACTGCAGTTTCTGGTCTGACCGCAAACGCTACTTACTTCATTGTGTCAGCCAACACCGTAGGGTTCAAGCTTTCCGCAACCGAAGGCGGAAGCGCTATCGATGTAACAGCAAATAGTACGGGAGGAGAATCTCATACTATCGCCACTCTTCCAGGTTACCTACCAAAAGATAGACTGTTCCAGAATGTAGGCGGAAATATCGTCAACGCTACAGTTTCTTCTGTATTCTCGAACGCTACGGGTGATTACATTCGAATCACTGCAAACACTGCACCGATTACAAACAACCAGATCATCTACTCATATTCGGTTCCGACTGCTAACGGATTGGTATCAAGTATTTCTCTGTTCGAGATCGTTTCGACTGCAAAGGCAATCGTCAAGTCAAGTAACTCGACTCATATTCGTGCGAAGAGAATCACCTTCGAGAATACATGGCAAGCAACTGGTACCATGATCGGTGAAGTTACCGGTGCAGAAGCAGACGTCACAGGTGTAACTGAAGACGAACAAGAACTTTACCCAATCGGTCTCAACGCAGAGATCACAGCCAACGTTGTGACTTCAGACGGTGAAGTTACATCTTTACAAGTGATCGACTCTGGATTTGCATACTCGAACGCCGAGATCGTCGACTTTGTATCAGAAGATAACCTTCGTTCAGGTACAGCGAAGATGATCCTTGATGGTCATGGTATCGGTAAGGGATACTATCGCAGCTCGAAGGGATTCTTGTCAGACGACATCTATGTACACGACGGCGACTACTATCAAGAATACTCTTACGAGATTCTCTCGAAGATCTCAGTAGACAGATACGCTGACATGTTTAAGAAGGTCATGCACGTGGCCGGAACGAAGTTCTTCGGTTCTGCTCTAGTTGTCGAGGAAGCCAACGCAGTTCTTACTGTCGACAGCATCTCGACCGGCCAAGAAATTCAGTTCAACTCGGTAGACGACGTCTCGACAGTGAACGATACTATTCAGACAGACATCGAAGACACTCAGTACACCTTCCAAGTGAAGGATGTCATTGCAGATGCAGACTTTATATCACTTACGGTTAATCCCTATTATAACCGACAATTATATAATGTAAATGATTATTTGCAGTATACTACGTCTGAAGCGCAAACTATTGGCGTAGGAACTTCTTCGAGTCTGTCAAACAACGGCTACTACTACGTAGTATTCGCGAATACGACCGGCATCAAGATCTCAGAAACGAAGGGCGGAGACGTTCTGAATCTGAACACTGCAGCCATCAGTAATACTCTCGAGTTCCATACGCTTACGAGAGTCATTAATCCGTTTGCAAACGGAGATTTGGTACTCTATACTACATCGAACACTGCAGTTCAAGGCCTTACGAACGCAACTTCGTATTATGTCGTAAATACTACTCCGAATACAGTCAAGCTATCGTTGACTGCGAACGGAAGTCCTATAAATATAACAGCGAATGGTAGCATCAGCGGTTCGGCAACTGCTGGTCACTTCTTGACAAAGACGATCGAGGAATAAATGTCAGTAACACAGAAGCTTGTAACGAGCAACTTTAACGTAGCCTCAGCGGCAAACTTCATTAATAGTTTTGCTGACGAAGACTATTTTGTTTATGCGGCGCGCCACGTTCCTTACGCTGGCAGCGACACCTCGATTCCAGTCCCGAATAACAGCGTCTCTGCTACTGACACCGAAGTCTATGACAATATGATCTTTGCAAAGCGTGTGACGTCGGCTGACGTCGTACACATGGCAAAGAAGAACCTTTGGACATCTAACACATACTATGATATGTACGACCATATTGATGGAGATCTGGAAAACAAGAATTTCTTTATCTTAGTCGACGACGACACAGAGTACAACGTTTGGAAGTGTCTGTTCAACAAGAGCACGACAGCTGTGCAGGTCAACTCGACTGTTGCGCCTTCTCGTGTAGGAAGTGCTGCTGACCTAAATCCAGTCGAAACAGGTGACGGATACGTGTGGAAGTACATGTACACTATCACGAAGTCACAGTACGAAAAGTTTGCTACATCTCAGTATATCCCTGTCATTGCCAACACTGCAGTCATCGAAGGTGCAACTCGCGGTACGATCGAAGTTGTAAAAGTAGAAGATGCCGGCGCAGGTTACGATAACTACATCGCCGAAGGAACATTCCTTTCTGCAGACATTACTATTCAGGGTATCCCGACATTCTACGGTGCACCTGCTACCGCCGTATCGATCGATGACTATTATCAAGGCTGTGTGATGAAGATCACATCTGGTCTGGCAACTGGAGAATATCGTAGAATCGTTAACTACGAAGGTACTTCTCCTCAGAAGAAGTTTATTCTCGATGCTGCTTTCATTAACACTCCTTCTCCCGGTGACACATACGAAGTATACCCATACGCTTTCATCTGGGGAGATGGAGAAGAGTCTGTACCAGCAGAAGGCATCGTATACATCGATGCAGCTTCGACGAACTCGATTAGTCGTGTAGAACTACTCAACGTCGGTAAGAACTATCGTAAAGCTGAGTCGTATGTTTCAGAACAGCCTGTTACTATTCCTCCTTCGATCTTCGACGAGACATACATTCAACTTCCAGACGTGGTAAGTAGTGCTTCGTACTTCTCTCCGGCATCTCTTCGTCCTATCATCTCTCCAAAGAATGGGCATGGTTCGGATCCATACAACGAACTCTTCGCAAGACGTGTTTGCTTGAGCGCAAAGTTTAATAACAGCGAGAGCGGTATTATTCCTACTGAAAACGATTTCCGTCAGGTAGGTTTGATTAAGAATCCACTGTTTACTGAAGTTGATATGAATATTACCAACGTCGTAGGTCCAGGTTTTTCAGTAGGTGAAAAAGTATATCAATACAGAAAACTGAAACTGCATGGAAACGTATCAGTAAACGTTAATAGTACTACTATCGAAAAAACAAACTTCGGATTACTATCTTCTGTTGCAACGATCGTAAGCGGCGGAACAGGATACGATAGCACTGCCAACAACCAACTCGTTTTTGATAATAGCGGAACGAACGGTTCAGGAGCTGCTGCTACGTTTTCAAATAACGGCAGCGGCGTCATTACTGCTGTATCGTTCTCAAACACCGGCGTTGGATATACTTCTGCTCCGACTATTACCATTAACGGAGATGCTGGCGGATCAAATGCAGTGATCACTGTAGCTTTGGCAAATCCGGATGCTCCGACATACAAAGATGCATTTGAAGTCGGAGACTACGTTCTTGTAACAGACGGTTCGAATAACTACATCTCAACAGTAGCG